CTTAACAATAAAAAATAAAATGGCATTAACAAAAGAAGTAAAATGCGACAAAATAGAAGTTGTCGGTGATTACAAGGCAATCCATTGTCGTCAGGCAACGATAGTCAGTGAAGATGGAGTGGAACTTTCAAGAAGTTTCCATCGTCATGTCCTGCATCCTGATGATGACATTTCAGGTGAACCAGCAGAGACACAAGCAATCTGCAATGCAGTCTGGACGGATGCAGTCAAAGCAGACTACACGGCTTTCAAGGAAGCACGGGAAGCAGAAATGAATCCTTCTGAATAATGCAACTTAAAAAAGGAAAAGAATGACACTAGAAGAAGTACAAAACGAGATCGTTGGTATGAAAACCGAGTTGGCAAAAGTTCCACAACTAGAAGCACGGTTGCATCGTTTATTAGGTATGGAAGAAGTGTTGCTAGAGCAGGAAAAAGAAAACGAACAGCCTGACCTTAAAGTTGCAAAAAAGTAATGGCCTTAGAAAAAGCCTTCATCCCGTTGGATCTAAGCGGGAGCCTCGACACCAAAACAGACCAGAAAATGGTCCTTCCAACATCACTCACGGAGTTGGAAAACGGGGTTTTCACAAGTGGTTCAACGATCACAAAACGTAAAGGCTACTCAAAACTATCTTCTTCCGTTTCAGGCAGCACCTCTGCGATTTCCTCTGGGGATGCACTCAGTAAATTCCAGAATGAACTTCTCCTTTTCAGTGATTCAAACCTCTATTCTTATGTAAACGGCAGGGAAGAATGGGTCAACAAAGGCGGCAGTCTTTCGGTTAATATCTCCTCTGATGACATTATCCGTAATGAATATGAACAGAGTAATCCAGACATTGCTTATGGCGCGGGGCTTTACTGTATAGCCTGGGAGGATACTCAAGGCGGAGTGAGGGCGTCAGTCATAGATGGAGTTTCGGGTGCAATTCTTCAGAACAATACTTCGATTTCTGCCAATGGGATCCTTCCACGATGCATCGAACTGAACCAGCAGTTGGGCATTGTCTACATCGACACCAGTTCAAATAATGTAAAAATCACGCAGCTGGATGGAACTGATCCAACGGCTTTTGCCTCTGCAACGGATCTGGCAACAAATGCAGCAACGAGCGCCCAACAGTTGGATGTCATTACATACTCTGATAATGCTGGTTTGTTTGCATATGCAGATTCTTCAGGGACCATCACCGTAGCCTATATCACCCAGGATGGTGCCACTGGAACCACGTTGAATGGATATGTTTCAGCATCTGCAATAGCCGGAACTTCTCCAGAGGATAGTCTGGCCATCTACCATGATGCCTCGGATCTGTATGACAATGACATTTATGTAGCCTACTCAAAGAATTCAGACAGCAGCGGGCTGAAGTTGGCACGTTTGAATTTTGATCTGACCCTGGTTGGTAGTCTGGTGACAATCGAAGCCTCTGCAACCTTGATCCCTCGTGTGACAATGCAACGGGACTCGGCTGGGGATGTGGTCTTTTTATGGGAGCATTATGCTTCAAACGATTATGATCGCCTTATCAAAACAGCAACCTACGATATAACCGGGATAGATAGCGGCAGCTTGGGATCGGTCACGGTTCTGAAACGCTCGGTTGGATTGGCATCAAAAGCATTCTATTACAACTCCAAAACCTATTTTATTGCAGTCCATGCATCTGATCTTCAAAGCACCTTTTTCCTGCTCGATACCACCGGGTTGATTGTTGGGAAACTCCACACCAGTGTCGGCGGAGGATTGGCCCCTGATTCTACGCTGCCATGGGTTACGGATGATGCATCAACAGGAATTTTTAAAATCCCTCTTCAGGTCAAGACCCGCCTGGTTAGTAAAAATGATGACATCTATTCCCTCAAAGGCATCTCCCTGAGTACCGTAGATTATACCCAAAGCTCCAGTTTCCATGGTACCGAGTTGGGGGAAAATTTACATATTGCCGGAGGGTTTGTCTCTGCCTATGACACCCAGACCATTGAAGAACATGGGTTTCATCTGTACCCGGAGGATGTTTCACAAAGTACCAATAATGGAGCTGGATCCCTTGCAGCAGGCACCTATCAGTACCGGGTGATTTATGTCTGGACCGACAGTCGTGGCCAGATCCATCGATCTGCACCATCGGTTGCAGTCAGTGCATCTCCAACGGGAGGATCCTCAACGGTCACCCTGACCATTCCAACCTTGCGCCTCACCGATCATTCAGGAGTCACATGTGAAGTGTACCGGACCATCACCCTCGGAACCCTCTTCTATAAAGTCGGATCTGTTGCAAATGACACCACAAACAATTCGGTAACCCTGGCTGATGCGGGTGCCATCACCGATGACAATCTCATTGCAAAACAACTGCTTTATACGAATGGGGGAATTGTTGAAAACATCTCCCCGCCTGCAACCTCCGTGATGGGAATTTTCAACAATCGGCTTTTTGCAGTCTCATCTGAGAATCCTAAGTTGCTTTACTACAGCAAAAAACGGCAAGCCAAGTCTCCTGTGGAATTCAGTGATGTTTTCTCCATTGTCATGAACAAGGCTGAGCGTGTGACCGGACTCATGGAGATGGATGAAAAGTTGGTAATCTTTGAACCTCAGAGGATCTTCTATATTACAGGAACAGGCCCAACGGATGCAGGTTTGCAGAACAGTTTTTCAGAACCTCAGCTGGTTACTGGAGATGTCGGATGCACCGGAGTTGATAGCCTCATCCTCACCCCTCTGGGGATCATGTTTAAGTCCCAGAAAGGGATCTATTTGTTGGATCGTAAAATGGAAACGATCTATATCGGGGCCGCGGTGGAAGCATACAATGATGAAACGATCAGCAGCGCCGTGATGGTCAAGGATTATTCACAAGTTCGATTCACCACTCAGGCAGGCCCTTGCCTGGTCTATGATTTTTATTATGGGAAATGGGCCACCTTCACAAACCATAGTGCCACAGGTGCAGTCATCTGGGATGGCACTGATAAATACTGTTATCTCAGAACCTCCGGGGGCCTCGTCTATCAAGAAAGTGATTCCTACCAGGATGTTGATATGGCGATTGTTCTCAAACTCACCACGGCCTGGATCAAAACAGCTGAAATTCAGGGACTGCAACGGGTCCGCAGGGCCTTGGTTTTAGGAGATTATAAATCCAATCATATCCTGGAAACCCGGATTGCTTACAATTTCGAACAGTTTTTCAATGAAAAGCACTCATTCAATTTCGCAGATGCAACCGGGTTGAACGAATATGGCGATGAATCACCGTATGGATCTGAATACTATGGTGCAGGGACGAACCTGGTTGCAGACGGCGTTTACCAGTTCAACATCCACCTGGCCCGTCAGAAATGTGATTCGGTACGTTTCCGATTTCAGGACACTGTTTCCTCAGATCCTGGCCAAGCTTACTCCATCACGAACCTCATGCTGGAGGTCGGCATGAGAAACACATTTGCATCACTTCCTCAGCAAAAACTGGTCTAAATGGCTTACTCAATGAATCCAACAATGTCCGAGGCCGAGCTGCAACGCCTGGCGCAAATATTACAAGAACGTGGTGAGGGTCTTGCTGCGATCAACCAGGGTGAGGCCGATCTGCTCGAAGCATTTGGAGGATCCGGGAAGCCGATTGGAGGGTACGGGATGGGACCAGGGGGTGGACCTATACGGAGTTATGAGGATTTTGACCCATCAAAAATGTATACAGATACCACGAATACAACAGTATCGCACACCGGAGGGGCAGCAAATATAGGTGATCTTAGTGACACCGGGGGTGGCGGAGGTGGTGATGGTACAAGTTTCGGGCAGACGGGTACGGGTATAAACACAGGGAAATACTTCGCGGGCCTTAGTGGGTGGTTCACCCCTGAACGGTGGAAAGAGGTATATGGTAATTGGCCAGTTGGTTATACACCACCTGTCAAAACCAAGACGCCCGGACAGGGGGTGGTTGGTGACCTTAGCGACCTTGGACAGAAGGGGGAAAAGGATGACTGGCCTGAGAATATTAAAATATTAGATGATGGCACCATCCTCACCAAAGTGACCAATGAAAATGGAGATGTCACCATCATCTCAAGTGGTGGCACTAATCTGAGTGGAATCGACAACCTTGATGATGCTGCAATAGTTGTCACTCAACAAAAGAATCTCACCGACACAAGTGGAGCCGGGAACGGTGACTCCTTACTTCCACCACCACCCAAATACAAAGACAAGTTAGGCAACGAATACAAAACCAAGAAAGAAGCTGAGGATGCAGATGACGAGATTGATGCAGAACGTACGGATCTCAAAGACAATTATTTCAATGCTCTTCTGACTGATGACACCTGGGATGTCCTGAAAGCAAAGGGGGAAATCCCAACCTTTGATTACCTGCCTGAATCAGAGGTTGAGTCTGCATTCAAGACTAAGATGACAGTGGCCACCGATGAAGGACGCACTGAAGTTCCAAAAATGGTGGAACTACTCACGAAATATCTGCAAACCACAGATCCGATAACAGGGACATACATCAATTTTGACAAGTCTTATGATCAGTTCATTGCACAGATCATTGCAGATAATAATAACACATTACCAATCAACCGATTGAGTGAACCCACGCTGAGGGCAATGTGGGAAAAAGCAATGTCCAAGGCAATGAGGAAGGAAGCATTTGAACTGACTCCTGCTGAGGTCGCAGAGTTTGAAACGGCTGCACCTCAGATTGCAGCATCCGACAATTTTAAAGAATGGTGGGCAGGTCAAGGTGGTGTGAATGGATTGTATAAAACAGAGGCCGAGGCCAGAGTCGCATGGGAAGGACAACAGGTTACTGGTGCGACTGCACCAACCATTGGAACTATTGACCCAGCAACCGCACCCACGGTTGGAACAGTGGATGAGCCTGACGAGGTGACTGTTGATACCATCACTGCCCTCACAATGGATGATATTGAAAGCATTGGTGATCTGGATGAAGTCGCGGATTATTTCCTGGACCGGATCAAAGGTGCATCCACAAGCCCGGCGCAGCAGCAACTCAAAAGAACAACAGAACAAAACCTGAAACAGTTGCTTGGACTCCAGGCCGGAGCAGCGGCTGATCCTGCACGGATCCGCCAGCTTAGAAACATGTGGATGTCCACTCAACAGGAAGCAACAGGCCAAGCCGCAGAGTTGAGATCACAGGAAACCATAGACGCTGAAAAAGCCCTCAT